TAACTGTTTTAACAGCAATTTTTTTGTTAGTTGCCTGTTCTCCAGTATCTTCTTTAATAACATCAAGGTCTGCAACCGCACCTACGCCTTTGCCTGCCAATTGGGCACCACCAGAGACAAGAGGACTTCCACCACTTATCATGCTACCTGCTTTTTCAAAAGCTCCTCCAACCTTTTCTGAAAATTGGTATTTTGAAGTTGAACCTGGTTTCTTAACTTCACCAGTTCCACGACCTATTTGTTCTCTTGGGGCGGCCGCAACAGGCCGACTTTCTTGGTCTATACCTGAACTCATATGTTCAATAACTTGTTTTAAGTTTTGTATAGTCTGTGTATTTCTTTTGGTTTCTTTTGTTTGTTCTTTTGTAGCTTTTGAAACTTTTTCTTCAGCGTACTTTTGTACCTTTTCATCATGCTTTAATGTTTTTTTTGTAACATCAAGAGTTTCATTCGCAACATTAACTGTTTCAACAGCAATTTTTTTGTTAGTTGCCTGTTGACGTTCTTCTTTTGTTTTTTTGTCACCTGTAATTCTCTTATCTCTCATATCCCTAGAACCGGTATGAGGAATAACATTATTTTTAGGTTCTGTTGGTTCCGCCATTTATTTTCTCTGTCTGTCTCTTTTTTCTTTTTCTTCTTTAAGGTGTTGTATTAACAAATCTATGTATATGTGCCTTTCAAATGGTATCATATTATTTAATTCTTCTAAAGAGTATTTATGATGTTGCATTAGTCCAAAATTAACATGATAATGACTAGCTAAGGTTTCATGTGAAAGGCTTATGTAAAAAAATCCTGGAGACCCTCTAATGTTATTTTGTTGGTATCTTTACAACCATTACAAACATATTCAATATTATGTTTTAATACTGGCATGGTCTCAAAAAATTGGTTAATTTTCTGAAATTGTTGAGTTGAAAAGCTCTCTAAAAATGTTTCCACTTCTTCAGTTGTATAATCTTTTGTCTCATAAACTTGGTCGCCCTCCCATATTTTTTCAATACATGCACTGACCATATGAAAAATTTGGTCAACTTGAGTTCCGGTATCTTTGAATTTATTGGTCAAAGTAATATCAGGATACTTCATTATAATACCAATATTTTTTTCTTCCGAAAGTGTAATTGTTTTTTTATGGTCTTCAGGGAAAGTGATTTTAATATCATTGATGTTAAGATTCACATCTTGGATATGTTTACATTCTTCACCCTTGGTGTTTTTTTCATTAATGTGTTTGAACCTAAGCTCTATGATTTCACCAACAGATTTACCTCTGATATTTAAGTAAATGTATTCAACATCAAAAGATGGTAAGGATTCTACCTCAATACCTTCTGTAAGAATACAATTCTTGAGTGTATCTTTCACAGCATAAGTAATATCTGTTTCTTCTCCTGATTCCATGGCAATAAGAAGAACCTTTTCTTCCTTAACCAGAAATGGTCTGTATCGAATTTTTTCCTTTGTTGAAGGTATTTCTAATTCAAATGTTGGTGTTGTTAATTGTGGTAATGTCATAATCACTCCTTATCGTTAATAATGATCCAATCTACTAGGTAATACTGCTCTTAATCTCGACTTGAAAATAATTTTCTAATTCCAACGCTTGTAATCGCTGTAGACCTTGCCGCTTCTATTGGCCGCCCCAGACCTTGCCGCTTTCTGGGCTGTATGTACCAAATACTGTGCCATCCGTTACTGGTGTCTGTCGGCCGCTCGAAGCGACCCCAACATCTTTGTGTGGGATTCTTGCCCAACGTTTATATGCAAAAGTTACTTGTACTTTATGTACTTCATTTTGTAATTTTCTATCTAAGGTTAATGGAAGTACATTTGTTGGAAATATCTCTATGAACTTTGCACTATAAATTTTAGTATTCTGGTTCATTTGGAATTGGTGTATCTCCATGTCTGCGACATAGTTATCATAATATTGGGCATTCATACGTGGGGTGTCATCGGGTTTATTACTCGTTAATCCAGCTATATACTCTATCCATGATTCAAAATATACCTTTTCACTAAGGAACTCACTACATAGAAAAGTTAAGTTTATTGGTAGATTTGTATGATTGTAAGCAACCGGATGGGTTGCACCATATATTCTATAAGGTGTTGTGGCAACTTGTCGACCAGGCAGCTCTGCTGTTTCACACCTAAAAGATAAATGTTCGGTCGAGAAGGTATTCCACATCTGTGGTCCACCGAATTTAGAAGGGAGTGTAAATTCAACATCAAATTGAGATGGTTTAGATACGCCATGTTTAGTGATATCACTAAGAAATTCGCCTATATCAAATGCCATTTATCTACTTCCTATTAATAATTCTTCTTGATTCTTTCCAAACATCACTTGTAGAACTTTTCTGAAATGACTCAAGTGGAAGAAATATCGCTATATCCCATTCAGTGGATGCAATATTTAAGAATCTGGAGTTGACATGACCAGTTAAATAGTGTTTAACACACGGTTTGAACCATTTGAAAGTTGCTGCAGCATTAAGTACACTATATGATAATTTGAGTTTTGTTGTTTCGTCATATTGTTTATTTGTAGCTAACCCATATAATGCGTCCATAAGTTTTGCTCGCATGGTATGTGGTAAATAATGCATATTTATGCCCAAAAATCCACCTGGAGCCTTATCTATTGGAAAGATAACAGGAAAGGTATCATAAAATGGTAATGTTTTTTTGTGTTTTGGATCATACTTGAACATACACATTTCACCTATATTTGTTGATCCTGTAATTCTAGATTTATCGGGTGTTTTAAACACACTTGTTTGTGTAGCACTGGTTTGTTGTGCAATACCCCTAAACCAGTCTCTTGCTGCTTTTGTTCTCGCAGGTATTTGACCTTTCCGAACACCTTGAGCTAATAAGCTATCAAATACATAAGCTACCATTAAAATTTACGTCTTTTTCTGTTATGATTAACCATTGCCAATTTTTCTTCTCACAATATTGTTTTGCTGATTCCCATTTGCTTCTATTTATATCATATGTTAGAACTTCTCTCAGATATTTCTTGGTTTGCCGTTTACGTTTTCTAGGCTCTATAGTCTCACTATATGGTTTGACTTCTATAAGGGTTGTCTGCTTATGACCATTCTTGTCTATGGATTGTATCAGAAAATCTGGAAAATACCTCGCAATACGGCCTTTGATGTTGTTATAATATGGTATGGGGAATGGTTCAGATGCCCACCTAATTACACTATCGGTCTGGTCAAAATAATTCATCATTCTACGTTCCCATGATGAACGATATACTACATTATCCTTGTCACCAACATATTTCTCAGGGTTCTTTAATTTGTACTTCCCCTTGTATGTTTTATGCAATTTCATGCAATTATTTATATAAATATGGTCAAAATGTAGAGGAAAAATCACAATGGCAGATGTTCATCCAAAGCGTAGCAGCAGTACTACGGGACCATTATCATCTTTCACGAATACAGGCGGTGTTGCTGATGGTTCAGGAAAACAAGTACCCGAAGGCATGGCCTTAAAGTCATATGGTTGGGGTCCAGAATCCCCAGTGGAATTAATTTTTCCTAGAAATGTCGATGAACTGCAACATTTTATTCAGTTTAGGGGAATTCAATATACAAGAGGAAGCCGAAAAGATAGGGGCACCAGACATAGTTTGGGAGTAGTTACAATGCCTATTCCTAAGACATTAAATGTTGGTTTTGGTGCAACTTGGAGTACTAGTACTGAACTAGGTGCCATAGGTAATGTCATTGCTAGTAAATCTGAGAAGTATAAGGGCGTGATTGGTGTGGGGGGCGAGTTCTCGTTGGACCAAGTGAAGCAAGTAAAGACCGACATTAGTGATGCGGGGCTTACCGATGCTATAGTAGGTAATATAAAACATAACGTGGCGGCCGCCGCGAATATCACGGGCGCGAAGGTAGGCGAAGGTATGTCTATAGGATTAGGAGAAACGCAGAACCCACATCTAGCTTGTATGTTTGAGGGTGTTAATTTTAGAGCACACAGTTTTTCTTACCAATTTGTTGCAAAAAATAGTGAAGAATCAGCAGAGCTTCAACGTATTGTTGATTTCTTTTCGGTCTGTATGCATCCTGATCTATATACCAAAGGTCACGTTTTTGATTATCCGTATGAATTCTTGATTTCTTTCGATATGGACACAAAGAAAAGATTGTATACTTTTATGCCATCTATTTTAACTAAAATGGATGTTTCATATAATGGTGTACCTGGTATACCAATTTTCTTTGAGGATACTGGAGCACCTGTTTCTGTTGATATAAACTTAG